GGATTCCCACCCTCATCGTATTGATCAGCTTCGTTCTGAGTAAGAATTCTCCTTGCACGAAGAAGTTTGTCAACAGAAAGAGTATAGTCACCACCAGCATTCGACATACCTTTTGTCTCAATTGCGGGGGACGAGCCGTAGGCAAACTGAACACCAATAAACTGATCTCCGATAGTTTTACCAGAGAGAGTCTTTTCAGTACTCGAAGTTGACCATTCGACTGTAGTTGCTCCATCCATTGCTCCACTTTCGGACTGATAAGCATTTCCAAAAGCAGCATCAACGATGATCTCATCCATTTTACGAGCCATAGCCATACTGGTTGCTTCTGCATAAGGCTGAAAAACATCATAGTTCATACGACGTTGATCAAATCCTTCCACGAAGAATCCTGCATGGTAAGGTCTTGCTGTTACTCTCCTGCGCTGATGAGCGATGGCTTGAACAGGGGAGTCTGCGAAACGAGCATTCTTGTTCTCAGCAGTCACACCACCGATCCGATCAATAAACTCTGCAATACCAGAACAATCAAGTTTCTGGCCTACAAGGTTTCTCAACCGAGTGGTCTTTTGCTGTAACATATGCTGTACATCCTGCGCATAACGCTGGACGTAACTGGTTTCGATATCACTAAATGTTGGCATATTGTATCCTAAAAAGTTAATAAAAAAAGGTTCAATAGCCTAGCGATTATCCTATTGGGTCGCAGATAATTTATTAGAAGGTCATAAGATTATCTTCTTTTAAATCTCTTATTTGGCCTAAGTTATCTACCAGGATAAGCAGTTCTAAACAACTTATCCATTTTACTGGATGCTGCCTTATGGTTGACATCAGTTCTGTCCAGGTAAGACTTGGAGAATTCTTTATCTTGATAAAGACTCTCAATCTCCTCCTTTGCCTGTTGTGGACTTCGCTGTTGACCTCCAATACCAGATCCAACTATTAATTGGTCATCACCTAACATTTGTCCTACTTTAGAGAACGCTTTTAGTAACTCAGGATGATTCCCTAAACCAGTTTCATCCATTAATTTACTAAACTCAGGTGATGCAAATTGCGCAAACGCACGTTGTGCCATATCTATGTTACTGTCGTAGTTAGTTCCCCACTCTCGTTTGAGATTGATCTGACTTTCAACTGCAAAATCTGCATTCTGCTTGTCAGATGCTTTGGTTTGCTCTTCTTCGACAGCAGCATAAAGCTGGAGCATGTTTGCCGCTTGATCTTGAGTAAGACCGAGTTGATGAGTAGCATTTCGGTAAAAGTCTAATTTACCTCCATCCTCACCAAAATCGTAACCTTCAGGTGTTTCTGGTCTACCGATCTTATTGTAGAAGTTGTCCCTCGATTCTCCTTCTTGTGGTAACTGTACAAGATGGTCAGGATTTCCACCAATTTTTTTAACTGCATTAACATAAGACTTAGCTAAGTTATCTACAGTTGAGAATGTCTGAAGACTTGGTTCATTCCTCAAGTTATCAGGCAATGATGCAGGATCGAATTGCATTCTATCAAAGTGAGATGCTTGTGGTGTTCCTACATCTACTCCAGAAGCAACTTGTCCCGATTCATCAGGGGTTGTTTCAGTAGTCATTTCTTCCATTATTGTCTCCTTTTTACACGTTCTTGTTCTTGGTAATCATGCCGTCTACGAATAGTTTCGAGATCGGTCTGCACTAACTCCATTATCTTTAATACAACAGACCTTTGTCCTTCTTGATAGGCCGATATATATGGATCTGGAGTCTGAGTTGTTTTGTAAACATGGTATTCTTTTGCCAGGATTGTAATAATATCTTCACCATTTTCTCCTGCAAAAACGTCTTTAAATAACTCTCGTTTACGTTTGTCTTCGTTCCATCTCATGCTGCTCTAGCTTGTGTTCGTTTTGCCTCTGCATTAGCTTGGCTTTCATCCACTTGAGCCAACACTTGTGCTTGTTGTTGTTCCGCAGCAATTTGTTGTTGCTGTTGTTGTTTTTGTATAATCTCTTGCACTTCTTCTTCTGATCTTAGGTTCGATGCTGGTACTTGTAAGACTTCAGCTGTATTCTTCAATATACGTTGAGTATCAAAGTACATCGGAATAGTTTGATCAATTTGTGCTAGAGGCATAATCATTTCAAATAACTGAACCATTGAATTAACTTCCCCACTACGCAAGGAGATTGAAATTGGGTTCAAGTATTCTATCCTATAGCCCACATTTTCTAGTACTTCTGGAGGAGGCCCTAACATCATAGATCGCATTAATATGTTTACTGTACGTCTAATCAGTGGGTCAAGGAATTCTGTCTCTTGCCTAGCAAGTAAAGGGCCAAGTACAGGCATTCTTTGTCTCATCCTAACTGATACTTCCGTTGCACTAAAACGCATAACATCCCCATCTGGTGCAGTAGGGCCTGGTAGTTCTAATACATCTAGGAAGAATCCTTCTTTAATAGACCCTATAAGTTTTGCACTTAATTCCTGTGCATATTCAACTCTACCAGCGTTAGGTGCTGGAAATATCATATCTTTACCACCAATACCTACATTATAGTAGTTGATTGCATCAGGTGTTGTATCCAAAGGATCGAGTAACCCTGAGTCTGGTACAAACATAGGGGGTGCAATAGCTTTTTGTACACCTTTTAAATAAACTTTTTCAACTTCATTCATTAACCGCATATCAGGTAATACTTCCCACGCAGGACCTCGACCATATATTTCTCTATCAGATCGTTCCCATCTTGCACAGATATAGGGCATTTCATCATAACCACCTATTTGTAATACATGCTTCTTATCCTTCAAATAAGTTATTGCAGCAAAAGGTTTATCCCATTTCTCACCTAAAAACTCCATTAGAGTCCATGCTGGAGTTACTAAATGTACAACATCTTCATCCTCGAGCATCTTATCGCCAAAGCCCTTTTTCACGATATCTTCGGGTAAACTCTCTACTGGATATCTACTTACTAAATCTTTTGCAGTTTGTTTGTAGACCCTATATACCGTGTCAATTTCCATCTCACCTCCAGCAGCCAAAATACAGTCAGACAGAGGGAAATTCCTATAACGAGGGCCAACGCCAGGAATATCTTCAACAAAAATGATACCAGTACCAAAAGCCCCTGCTTCAAGGTAATATTGATAAATTGCACTATGGAAGTTAGAGGACGGTCTTGATATATGATGTTTAATAACTTTTGTCGCATTTTCTAACCATAATTGAACATCTCTTTGTTGATCAACTTCTGTTACTCCTGTTGTGAGTTTAAACCACTCTGCACCCATAGGAGTAAACACGTTATGAATTTGGGAAGCAAATCGTTTTAAGGCTCTCATTGCAGTACCTTCAAAAGCCATCTCTAGTCTTTCTTCTCCTAAAGAACGCTTAGAGGTAAAGTCTGACCTATGAGGTAAAACATATTCAGCAAGTTCTTGCCAATGACGCTCCCATGTACTTCGATTACCTTTTAAGTACTCATAATGTTTGTCAACCCGAGTTCCTAACGGATCTTTTTCACCATATTGTGCCATTTATACCTTTTATCTGTACTGTACTGGTGATGCCCGATTAATTAATGATGGGGCTTGATTTTGGAATGTCTTTTTCTGTTCTATTAAACGTCTAGTCTTACCTTGATTTCCAAATGGATCTCCTGAGATTTTATCTCTTTGCCATCCCATTAATTGTTCATTTAAGGATTGACCCATCATCTCAACCCCCTCCATTCCTGCCTCAAAACCTCCCCCTAGAACTGCTCCAGCTTCGTCATATAATTGTTCCCCAAGACCGCCTAGTACTTCTGAAAAATCTTCAATTGCATCTTGATCTAATTTACCCCCGCCACCAGGCAAATCTTTTACAGATTTAACATCCCAATTATGAAATGCATTTTCATACCACGAAGTTGGATCTCTAAGTAAAGACTCACCAGGCCCTATTAGTGGATCTAATACATGTTCATTTATTCCTGTACCCACATCATTAATAACTGAAACGGTATTATCTAAAAGTGCATTACCCTGATCTACATTGTAATTAACTGTATCTTCCATATCATTCAAGGTATCAGTATTTTCATCAATACCAGTCTCAATATCTTCATTTATATCTGCTATGTTTTCATTAATCTTTGTTTCTACATTCTTTAGAGGCTCGTTATTATCTGCTAAAATACCTTCTACATTCTCTGTTACAGTCTGTCCTCCTTCACTAAGTTCATCTCCAAGGGATGTTGCTGTCTCTAAAGCAGACTCACCAATATCTTGTCCAGTATCCATAACTGTTGATACTGCATCGTCAACACCTAATGTATCTCCAGTATCTTTTACAACTTCCTCAACTGTTGTGATAGCATCATCCATTCCTCCAGTTATAATACTACCAGTTTCATCAATTGCATCAGTAGTAGTCCCTACAGGATCAGTTACTACTTCTTTTATTTGTTCTTGTCCTTCATAAAATAAATCACTTCCACCTAGCCACATTTCTCTTAACCAGTCTGGCAATTGAGTTGGATCTGCAAAACCCTGCATTTCTGCCATTGTT